GAAAGTTGCTAAATCATTAGCTGCTGGTGACCAAGTAGAAATGGAAGATGACCAAGAAGTCATTTCTGAAAAAGAAGAAGAAGTATCTGAAATGAAAGAAATGTCTAAAATGGAAATGATTAAGGCTATGAAAGACATGGAAACAGAAATGAAAGATATGTCTATGGAAATGGTCAAAGCTACTTACAACAAAATGAAAGAAATGATGACAAAAGAAATGTCACATGAGCAAACAGAAGAAGATAAAGAAAAAGAAGCATTACAAAAAGAAGCTGTAGAACAAAGAATTAAATCTATAGATGTACAAGAACATGTTGAAGCTCTTATGAGTGGAGAAGGTGACTTGTCAGATGAATTCAAAAAGAAAGCTGCAACTGTATTTGAAAGTGCTGTAAAATCAAAAGTTCGCGATGAAGTTACAAGACTTCAAGAAAACTATGACAACGAAATAGAAGAAGGTATCAAATCTAACAAATCTGAACTTACAGAAAAAGTAGATACATACATGAACTATGTTGTAGAAGAATGGATGAAAGAAAATGAATTAGCAGTAGAAAGAGGTCTGAAAGGAGAAATCGCTGAAGACTTTATTGCTGGTTTGAAACAGTTGTTTGAAGACCATTATGTTGACATTCCTGATGACAAATATGATGTACTACAAGCACAATCAGACAAAATTGCTGAGTTAGAAGAAAAAGTCAATAAGACTTTAGATGAATCAATAGAATTTAAAAAGTCTAATGATGACCTAACTCGTAATAAAGTTATATCAGAAATGGTTTCTGATTTAGCTGACACAGAAATTGAAAAGTTCAAAGGTCTTACTGAAGATGTTGACTTCGGAAACGAAGAAGACTTTAAAGGTAAACTTGAAACTTTAAAAGAAAGTTATTTCCCTAAAACAATTAAGGAAACAACTGAAAATATAGATAATGTAGAAACTGGCCCTGCACAGGACATTGATGTCACAGATTCGATGGCTGCTTATAGTAAAGCAATCGGAACTGCCGTCAAGGGTGCAAGTAAGTAAATATATAAATAGTAGAAAATAAAGGAGAAAACAAAAATGTTTCAAACAGAAAATCTACAAGAGAAGTGGTCGCCAGTCCTTGCACATCCTGATTTACCAAAAATCGAGGATTCGTATAAAAGGGCAGTAACTACTGTAATTCTTGAAAACCAAGAAAAAGCTATCAAAGAAGATAGAAGTTTCTTAAAAGAAGCAGCTCCAACAAACAGCACAGGTGCTGATGTTGAGAACTGGGACCCAATTTTAATATCATTAGTTAGACGCTCTATGCCTAACTTAATTGCATATGACATTTGTGGTGTACAACCAATGACAGGACCAACAGGGTTAATCTTTGCTATGAGAGCAAGATTTGCTTCTATGGATGGCGCTGAAGCATTAGGAGATGAAGCTGATTCTGGTTTCTCTAATGATGATGGTGCTGGTGACTTAGGTGTTGGTGACCAAACTGGTACAAACCCAAGCACACTTAACGATTCACCATCTGCTGGTCAATATACATCACCAACAGGTATGACATTGGCACAAGGTGAGCAACTAGGTGATACTACATCTAATGCTTTCGCTGAAATGGCTTTCAGTATTGAAAAAACAACAGTAACCGCTGTGACTCGTGCATTAAAAGCTGAGTACACAATGGAACTTGCACAAGACCTTAAAGCAATTCATGGTTTAGATGCAGAAACAGAACTTGCTAATATTTTATCAGGTGAAATTCTTGCTGAGATAAATCGTGAAGTAGTTAGAAGCATTTATGTTTCTGCTGTTAAAGGTGCTCAAGTAAACACAACTACCGCTGGTATCTTCGATTTAGATACAGATTCTAATGGTAGATGGAGTGTTGAGAAGTTCAAAGGTTTAATGTTCGCTCTGGAAAGAGATGCTAACGCTGTTGGACAACAAACTCGTAGAGGAAAAGGTAATATAATCATCTGTTCTGCTGATGTTGCATCTGCACTTCAAATGGCTGGAGTATTAGATTATACACCTGCTCTAAATAACAATCTAAATGTTGATGACACATCTGCTACATTCGCTGGTGTTATGAACGGCAGATTCAAAGTATATGTCGACCCATATGCTGCGAATGTCGCTGCTGCTCAATACTATGTTGTAGGTTATAAAGGTACTTCACCTTATGACGCTGGTGTCTTCTACTGCCCATATGTACCACTACAAATGGTTCGTGCAGTTGGTGAGAACACTTTCCAACCTAAGATTGGCTTCAAAACTCGTTATGGTATTGCTGCTAACCCATTCCACACTGGAGTGATTAGTGCTGGTACTGCAGAAAATACAAGTATTACTGCAAATACTAACAAATACTATCGTAGAGTTAAAGTTACAAACTTAATGTAAGATTGTTGCTTACTACAAATGAATTGGGGCGTTTCGGCGCCCCTTTTTATTGCCTAAAATAAATGGACAAACCCTTGACAAACTATGTTTGAATGTGTTAGTGTACCATCATGAAGTTATATTTTATAAGGAATTATAAGTATATTAACAAATACTAATCTAGACAAATGATGAACAAAAGTTAATTGTTAAGGTTTTATTACTTATAAATATAATCAGATATATGTTAGGACTTTAGCATCCCTCATTTTCATTCCAAATTGAAAATGTTTCTTATGCTACTCATATTCTAATATATGGATTAAGTCATTCACTGGACTGTGGATGTCATAACTATTTCGTAGGAGAAAATCGAAATGGGAAATATTTTACTAAACATTAGATATCTGTTAGCGCCTGTGTTAATCATAGTTGCTGGAGCAGGTGTCTTAATTGGTGGTATTATGGCATGGTTAGGAGTAGTTTTACTATTCGTAGGTTTGCTTGTTGATATCGCTACAAAATTTGAAACTACAGGTGTAGGATATGATGAAAATGGAGATAGTTTGGGTTGGGCAAGTTTCCAAAACTTAACTATGTATTTCATGTTACCAATCTTTGTACTGTTTCAACTAGTCATGGCGTGGAGAGTATCTACATACATGTCACTAGGTGGAATGGAAGGCGAAGTCGTAATGTCAATCATACCTGGCATCTTAGCAATGCACGAAGGCATAACAGGTCTTAACTTAATCGGTGCAACATTATCATCTGGTATCTTTATTGGAATCGGAATCATCTATGGTCATGAGTTATCTCATACTAAAGGATTTGGATTTGTAATATCAAGAACTATGATGGCGTTGTCTGGTTCAGCACATTTCTGTTACGCTCATGTATACAACCATCATCTAGAACTTGCAAGTGAAGATGACCCTGCTACTGCACCTCGTGGTAGAACAATATATGGTCACTATCCACTTTCATATCTAGGACAATCTAAATTCCTTTTCAATATGGAAAAAGAAAGATTATCAAGAATGGGTATATCATTTATCTCTTGGCAAAATCGTTGGATAAGAGGTTATCTAATGGCAGTGCCAACAGTTGCATTATTCTTTGCAGCTGGTGGATGGATAGGAATGGCTGTTCTAGCAACAATTTGGGGAATCTCAAACTTCGAACTAGAAGCACTTAACTATCTTGAACACTATGGATTAATTCGTGTCAAAGACCAACCAATTGATTACAGACACAATTGGGATAATTCAACAGCTTTTACTGCATGGTTCTTTATTGAAATCGGTAGACAAGCAGACCACCATGACAGAGGTGAAACTCATTTCTGGGAATTGGAAAATGTTGGATGTCCAAACACAGGTTGGGGATACTTCGTAGTATTCTTTATCGCATTAGTACCACCTATATGGCATTGGTACATGCGTAAAAGATTAGCTGCTTGGGATACACACTTTGCAACAGATGAAGAACAAGCAATTGCTAGAAGAATCAACAAAGAAGTTGGTTACGAAGGCACACCTTTTGTTGGAGATGTATTACAAGATGCTGGTAATGTAGACTTAGGTTTACGCTCAGCTAAAAAGTAGTTAACTCTAAATACTTATGGAATTGGGGCGTGATGAACGCCCCTTTTCTTTTTAAGTCTTATAAATAATAGTATGACAACATCAACATCACCATTAAGTAGACAACCGACTAAGTTAGACTATTCAAGTCCTACACAGTTTCGTTTTCTAATCAATCAATTACCAAAAGTAGAATACTTTACTACTGAAGCAAATATTCCTGGCATAACATTAGGTGATGGTGTAATGAATACACCTCTCAAAGATATACCAATATTAGGTGATAAACTAACTTATGATGATTTAAGTATATCATTTATTGTAGATGAAAATTTAGAAAACTATATTGAAATGCATAACTGGTTAACAGGTATTGGATTTCCAAAAGATAGAAGTCAGTTTAGTACATTCAGAAGCACAACATCAAATGTTGCAACAACAACAAGAGGTGAAAGTAAAGACATAGGTGATGTAAGAGCAACAACACCAGAACTTGCAATGTTTAGTGATGCAACAATGACCATACTAACAAACAAAAACAATCCTGTAGTAGAGTGTAGATTTGCAGATGTTTTCCCTATAAGTTTAAGTAGTTTAGATTATTCTCAAAATCAAACTGATGTTGAATATCTAACAGCTTCAGTAACTTTTAAATATAAAATATACGAAATACATACATTATAAATAATTATATAATATAATGATAAGGAGTGAATATGACCTTAGATGAATTAAAAATTCAAGTCGCAAATGACTTGAAAGTAAATGATGAAAGACTTGATACCGAATCTTTAAAAAACCAAGAACTATATTCAAAGTACTTAGAAATAAAAAGTAACTTTGAGTT